CGTAGAAATAAGGACCATAGACAAATGTCCCAATTTCATGGGGTTTATCAGCTCCAATGTATCCACGAGAGCAACCAAAAAACTGGTTGAAGGACTTTGACTCATATCTGATAGCTTCACCCTCAATAATGAGAACACCACTGTCAGGGAAGCCCAGAGTGGTCTCTACAGTGATAGTATCAACATCAACCGCATCATCATCTGTTCCATACATGTAAAGGTTTCTTGTGAGAGTTGTCCTGGGGTTTGCAAGAGTGCTCCCAGCAATTTTATCCTTCTCAACAAAAATCTCGTATTGAGTATCATCATTGAATTCATAATATGATGCATAATCAACATAAATGCGCCCATAGATGTTGTCATCATTATATGACTTCAATTCCATCTCACAACCAATCATTTTATCTGGTGTGATGTAAGGATACTCAGGATCTGATACTGCAACTGGTGCAGGCACCAATCTCAACAACATCCCCTCATACCAGGTGGATTTGGATGGGGTAATCATCCTATCACCAGGATAAAACACCTCAACATCATTTTCAGCAAAAAAGATCTTGAACAGCGCCTTAATGCCTAATTTTGTTCCCTTAGATTGGAAGAAATCCTTGATTTTCTTTAATATTGTTCCTCTGTTGATTTCTGAATGAACTCTTGTTGCATCAATGGGTTCTGCAAAGGTTTTATGGATAATATCCAACATCGCAGTAAGAAATAACCCAGACAGGTTAACAACTTCATCATCAACATAGTGATCTGCAGGAACTGTGTTCTTGTAAGTTGATTCAGTGGTTAGATTACCTAAAACTGTGGTTCCAGAGCAACCTCTCTCCAAGTTGTAACAAAAATTGCCCTCTCTGTATCTGTAAAGTATAATTTCATCACCAATCAGCAATACACCATCTTCATCAGGGAATCCATCCCCATTCATAAGCAATAACTTATCATCTTCTGGACTTGCAGTGAGTCTTAGTTGCTGCCTTATGGGTAAAACATCAGTTTGTAGAGTTTCCTCAAAAAATGACTCATTTCTGTTTGTTTTAATCTCTCTATCAAGTTCAATGCTCTGCGAAATGCTATTCGCAGACAAATTACGCATCAACTTTGTTGTTTCAGGCAAAGGTTTGCTGAAAACATCAAAATCCCTGTATTTCAGAAGGTTCTGGAGCAAGTCTTGCGAAAAACCAACCCTCTCTTCACTTTCATCTGCCCTTTCAAAGAACCTAACAAACCTTTCATACTGTTCAACAATATAAATGGGTAAAGTTGAATCTACAAGGGTGGATGGGGAAACAATCTTGTTTGTCATTGGAGTTTAGCAATATTATTATCAGGTGCAGCACCAATAGGTGATTCAGAAATGTCGAGTGACAGGAAAAGGGTTTCTGTTGCAACCACATCCTGTGATTTTGGTATCACTCTTACAAAAACAAGTGAATGCTCATTATCTACATTCACAATCTTCACTGGGTTCTGATATCCAAGTCTAATTTCACCTTTTTCGTAATCAACTGTGCCAAATTCTGCTTCATCAATCACTTTCCTGTTATCTGCTGTGAAGAAGTAGGTTCTGATGCCACCTTTGGTGTCATCTTCAAAGTAAAACATCCTTTCATCAACAACACCATTGATTTCTAACTGGAAACCACTGGATCTAATCACTGGATTATCACAATCCCTTACAAATTCATTGAGGAAACACATTTCATAGGATGCAGCAGTGTTCATCAGTGGTTTCACATCTTTTCTCATAATCAAACTGGTGTTATTTCTTGTGATTGATGGATCTGAGTCATCAATCATGCTAACAATGGATGAGAACCTCACCACTCCACCAAATTTAGACACTGTTGATGACATTTTGTAACTTTCAAGTGTGTCTTTCACTGCTGAGATGATAGAACCACTGTCTTTTGTCGTTTTTGCCTCATCATAATAAACAGTAGAGGACACTTCAACGTTAATAACGTCTGGATCAATAAACTTGATGTCTAAAGAACCAATTCTAAAGGGTTCAAGTGATTTCTTGAGGTAGTTTTTAGTGATTGTTGAGACAGCATCACCAGTGGTGGGTTTGATAACAACATAAACACGACCAAACTCAGGAATCGCCATTCTTTCACCACCAAACACATAAATGTCTTCAACAGCAGGGAACAATTCTCTGATAATGTTCTCATAGTCCTGTGCAGTTACACATCTCTTCTGAGTGGCGTAACTTTTGGGTGCTCTGAACTTAATTGAACTCACTGATTCAATTTCAGATCCACTGTTAGTCATTTCTGACTTTGTAATAACCCCTCTTGCCTTCACTGGGATCCCAAAGGAATCATATGTTTGTCCCACAAAAGTAAACTCCTCCAAACCTTGGAGATTATTACCAAGTGGTCCAGATGACACCAGATAAGTAATCAATATTTTTGCACCATCCTCCAATTTCTTTCCAAAAAAACCATCACCAAAGGTTAATTCATATTTTCCATCTCTGATCTCTTCAATCCAATAAACTCTACTCTCTTTGGTTAGTGTTGTGAGGTTATTTGCCTTTTTATAATTATAAACAACATCTTGATCCAGGGTTTCTTGAACCTCAACCCTTACTGTAGTTAAATCAATATTGGGATTATCAAGGATAAACTTCTGATTATATTCTGACTTATCAACATTGAAAACTGCTCTTGATTTTACACCTTCAGTTGCTTTAATTGAGTGGAATTTACAAACACCAGCAGATGAAACAATTGCAGCAACCTGTACATCAAGCAAATTAAAGGTGAAGGTGCCAGTGGAGGACCCAGTGAATGCTACAGGACCAGGTCTCACCTCAAGATACTCTGGAAACCCTTGTGGGAAGTCAGTGGCATTCAATCTAAACTCAAAATCCAAGTGTGTGACACTTGATCTAGTTGATGTTGGAACATAACCCAACATGTTTGCATTTTCAACAACATTATCTCTTAAAGAAGCACTTGCCAGGAAACTTTCATTGGCAACCATGTTTGCTGTATAAGCATTAAGTTGCGCTTGATAAGAAATAAGGTTGAGAATGACCTGCAGGTTAGATCCCGCAAAGTCATAATCAGTAAATTGTTTGGTAGACTTGAGATAATCAACCAGATTTGTTTTAATCTGCTCAAAATCTACTTCTGTTAATTTTATTGGCCCCGCCATTACACTCTTTCTGCTTTCACTTATTTATCCCTCATCTAGTAGGTTTCAAAATCTGATTAACTGTAAACACTTGATCATATCCCACAATTTTATAGATGATTGTAACCATAAAATGGTTTTGATCCAATTGAGGTTCAACTTTTACACTCTCAATCTTAGCTCTAGGCTCACCAAACTTAATTGCCCTCTCAATTTCAATCTTAAGTAGTCCAGCAGTACCTGAATCAACCAAATCAAACAGATAATGTCTGGTATGTGAACCAATATCTCTGTTAAAAGGCACCTCTTGAGGTCCAAATAAGATTAAATTCTTTAGTGAGTTGTTAATTGCTCTCTCATTGAGCAATAAAGTAACGTCACCAGTGGTTGGATTGGGTTCAAAGGCGAGACTTAGGTCTACAAACGTCCTCTGATTCCTTCTAAGTTCAACAGACACAAAAAAAGAGGGTGATTACCCTCTTATTTATTATGAATTTGTGTCTTCTTGCACCCATTGTGGGTATTTTTGCTTCAAGTTTCTCTTTTTTGCTTCATCGAGCAGCCTATCTGCTGCTGGATCAGTGATAAGAACCTTAGTTCCATGGTCCTGAAACATGGTTTCCTGTAAAAACTCAGGATAGGGGTATTGGTTAGACATAAATCTCCTGTTTTTTGTTATTTAGGAACGACCTTGACCGCGTGAAATCTTCCTTTTGGAAGCATTTTTGCGATTTGTGACCTTTGTGCGTGGTCCATCACCCTGTCTGGTCACTTTTTTATGAGGAATGATGAATGATTCGCCAGTTTTGCTGAAAAATTTTGCCATTAGTTAAGATTTTTTAGTTGATTTTCAATTTTTTCAATTCTTTTGATGATTTCATCCAAAACTTTGGACAAATTCTGGTGCTGCTCTTCATGCGGAGGCTTGTAGAGCAGCTCAAATGTGGTGTCTTCATCCATTGGTATCAAAAAAGTCACTAGGCAGTGGGCTCTTACCTGTCCAAATAGTAGGAATCATGTAAGTTCTGGCAGCTGCTGGACCAAAACGCTGCCACATAGAGTAGAAATCATCAATTTTTGACCTTGAGATAGGCAGTTGTTTGATGTTTTGCAGGTTCAGGAGGTTTACTTCCTCCTGAACTTGCTCTGGGGTGATGTTGTAGTAGTTTACGAGTTCAGTCAAGTGTTATATCTCTTGTTCCCTTTTATTATAACACAAGTTAGATGCCAAGTTTATCCTTTACACACTCAACATCCAATGTGTAACAATAGTTCTTACCTTCACAAGGATCACCTGTAGAACCTGGAGCGCCATCCACACAGTGTCCGCCAATGCAATCACATCCTGGTGGGCATGTTTCTGGGCTACTTGTGTAGATAACAGTTTGCTTATCTTGATTGGGGTTATCACCCTTCTTAACAAACTTACCTGAATTAACAGTAATCACTAGGTCATCAAAGCTAATAGGGGTACCTGGATCATTACCATAATCTTCAATATACAGAGTTTTGCCATCGCGTGAAAGTCTTGTAAGGATTCCAACAAGAGCTGGATCACACAATGAGCCAGTAGCTGTAATTTCAATATCAAAGTTTAAGTCGCCTTCCTCAAAATCAATTTCATACAATCCCTGGTTGATGTTTGAAAAACTAAAACGTGATTTTAGAGAAGTGAAGACAATTGTTACCTTACAATCTGCATCTCCAACAACATTGAATAAATCTGCTCCACCACAAAACCCATCACAAGTGGGAGATTCCCATTTATCACACCAAACCAAACAATCATCACAGATTGGCATATCGGTCCAATTTATATCACCCTTACCAAAGTCATCAAGATCATGCATATGGTCACAATGCTTAAAGCAGGATGGCAATCCAATAATATCAGTCCATTCGATATCATACTTGGAAATGTTTACAAAAACAGTGTCTCCAGTTTTCTTAACTCTTGAGTTTGTGAACTCAATCGTGAAGTCAGTTGCTGTGTTTGCACGAAAAGCTAATTTTTGTTTATTATTATTTCCTTCAAGGAACAACTCTCCATTCTCAGGTAAAATTAAATTATTATTAATTTCAGTTTTATTGAGTCTAATCTCTCCACCGCTCCCAACAATGAAAGCTTTCAAAAATCTGATGTTTGTATCTTTATTTTGGTTGGCACTGAACTTCTTTACTTCAATGCTTCCATCAAAATTTGAAACACTTAGCTCACCATTTTTAATTTTACCAGAAGCTCCAACATAATCTTCAAGATCTTCAATGGTAACTTTGAAGGTTTCATCACTCCTGTTGATTAGAAACTCATCCTTTGATTCAATCATCTCAAATACCCAAAGCTGCCTTCAGTTTATTGTAGTTGATTTTCCAACACTTATTACCTTTGTCATACTCAAGCACATCATCACAAACTGGAAATTGATCCCAGGGTGGATCATTTAATGCATCCCAATCGTGTTTGTGATCACAAGGGTCAAAGCACTTAGGTTTATTTTCAATATCATCCCAGTCTACTGTAACATCTGCTCCGTTCTTGATTTCAACCTTAACAGTGGTTCCATTCTTGGTTACCTTTGCATTGGTAAATTCAATTTTAGTATCATTAGCCTGATTGGCACTAAACGCATTTTTGGTATTCTTACCGTCACTAATCTGGAGCTTTCCATTATTGGCATTATATCCATTATCATCAAACCAATCTGAATCTAAAATAACCTGCCCATTGTTATTGATGGTAACACCTTCCTTAAAGACAATGGAAGAGTCTCCTTCTTGATTGGCACTAAACTTTTTAACCCTTACTGATGCATCTTTGTTAGCAACAAATAACTCACCATCCTTTGGAGTTTTATCTGTGGTTTCATTGAAATCATCAATGTCTTTTGCTTTAACCTTGAAGGTTTTACCATTCCTATTCAGAAGAAATTCATCGTTGTCTCTGATAGCCATATCAATTAACCTTCTCTAATAAGAACTTAAACTTATCTCCTGTTTTGTTATTTATTATGTAGAGATTAGATTCTCCTTCTTGGATAGTCCAATCACCAGAAGTTCCATCAACGTCATTTGTCTTACCTTCGTTAGAGAGGTGTAAATCATTTGTATAAACATTAGCCCATCTCTTGTCTGGTAAACCTA